TGCCATTAAAAGAATCAGCGATAGTGCAGAAGACCGAATTAACTGATGAATGTATCGACAGGATAGCCGATGCAGTAGTGCGGAAATTAGCAGACCGCAAGACCGAGCCACAAAAGAAAGAAGTGGAGTGGGTTTATAACAAACGAGAGAGGCTGTGGTATCCATATTTAAATGGTGAACTGCTTTTCAAGGACGAGCCGAACAGTTCGGAAAAACCGAACAACTTGTCGGAAATTCCGACAGGTTCAGAAAGGAGTAGCGAATGACAATAGATATAAGTCAAGAAGACTTTGGGACATTATGCGTATGTGCCTTGAGATACTGTCACGGCAGACGAACATATATGCCAAGTCTTGTGCAGAACATAGTGATGGCACACTTTGAGGATTTGTCCGACCGAGACTTGAAAGTAATAGCAGAGGATGAGAAGTATCAAACCGATATGAATCTGTTTGGCGATATGTGTGACAAGGTTGATTGGAAGAACTTCTATCAGCAACTGCGAGAATGGCAGACGGGAAGGAGTAGCGAATGAAAGGAAGAATAGGTATTGAACTTAATGGATATTCTGTAACCGTGGAACACTTTCCAGACCGCAAAAAGCCGTGTCTCGTAGTGATGCCTAAAGGCGAGAATTGTGCTTATAAAGTGGCGAGTTTCAATTCCGAAGAAACAGCAGATTGGTTTCTTACGCAGATGAGCAGAATGTTTGGGCAGACAGAAAGGAGCAAGTAGATGTATGTATCTGAAAAGGATATGCTCATATCCATATTCTGCAATGCTTGTTTGATAATTGCTTTTATTATTTTAGTGATAGATGCACATAGGAAGTGACGGAAAGGAGTAGCGAATGATTAAGATAATGACCGAGAAGATGCTGAATGAAATTATCAGCAAGGCGAAGTCGGAAATGTGGCGAGAGATGCAGACCGAGCAGAAATTAGATAGATTGCAAAGCCAACTTTATGAGATGGATGCAAGACTGATGAAACTTGAACATGGTGGCATACCAACGCTTGAGCAGACGGAAAGGAGCGAGTGATGACGAACACAGAAATTATAGTGAACCTCGCAACGATGATAGCGGAGCAAAGACTTGAGATTTCGGAACTAAAAACCGAAGTGGCACATCTGCATCACGAACTTGTAGCAACGATGAGCGAAGCCGATACTCCGCAGACGGATTGCGCGTGGATGTATGACAGCAGAAGAGATTATGAGTACGACAAGGCTCTCGATGAGTTAGAGAGGAACGAATGACAAGGGAACAGATGAACAGAGATGCGGAAGAACTATACCGCATAATGGACGAAACAGTAGGAAAGGAAACCAAAATATACGCATTAGCCGTTATTCTGTGGCACATATTAGACCATTTAAGGAGAGAAAAGGAGAGGGTAAATGAGAGAAATTGAGCAGGACGGATTCATTACAAATGAAATTTACATACAGGAGACTGCGCCGAGAAAACCAAAGACTCTTGAGTGGGTAGCCGAGGACAGAGGGAAGATGATGGAGTCGTGCATATATCCTAAGTGCGAGGACTGCAATAAATACGTGGCGACGCATTGCACTGTGCCGATTGTCGTGAGCAAGGAAGCGTGGCTCACTTACGAGGACTTCAAGGAAGCAGTATCAGATACAATCAGTGATATGAACGACGTAATTAATTACATTCTGTACGACGTGCTCGATGACAAAAGGAAAACTAAAAGAACCCACGACGATGAGCGTGAGCTATATGACAAGACCTTAGTAGAAATAGCAGGTGAGAATAATGCGGTATTGGACGTTTGATGTTTGCTCTCTGATAGCAGACTATGAGAAAAACCGAAGAACGCTGAGCACCATTAAGGACGCAATCAAGCTGTCCAAAGGATACCTCGAAAACCCCGTGGGCGCTACGACGAGAGGGGATTGGGAGCAGTATTTGAGTATATTAGAATTAAGGGAAGCTGAGTACGAATTGTACTGTGGAATGGTAGCCAACGGGCTTATGGATTTACCCGAAGTCGAAAGGCTTGTTCTTAGATGGTGGCTAATAGATAAGTATGACGACGATTACATCATCGAACATTGCGGTATAAAGAATACCTCAGAATTAAGAAAGATAAAAAAGATTGCGATAACGAAATTCACAAACATCGTTATGCCTAATTGACAACTTTATTCCTCAGAGGAAATTAGTTTCCAAAAAATAAAAAAGAGAGCAGGGGAGAAAGACCCCTGCTCATTTAATCTAAAGCGCCTGACTTAACATACATTTCAAGTGCATCACGAAAGATATTGGTTGTTCCGTATTTGTCCTTGTGTTTCTCAACAAAGTCAATGAGTTCTTGGTCTGTGTCGTACCTAAGACTAATGCCGTAGGCGTGGTATGCTTTTTTCTTCCACCGAAGTTTAACTTCGCTACTTGTATATGATTTTTTTGCCATCGTGCATCTCCTTTACAACAATATAATTAGTATAAAGAATACGCTTGCGTATGTCAAGACCCAACATCCAAGAAGCAGTACATGACCTTGTCCTTAATATAATAATCAAGGACTTTTCTTGTGCCGTATTTCATAAAGGCATCGTCGTCTCCCAAATACGGCAACTCATTCCCGTGCCTGTCACAAGGCACTGCGTAGTATGCGTCTTTGTATTCTTTTCGCCTGCCAACTGCGAGCAGGGCGTACTGATATGACATAATATATGACTTTCCCATATAACTAACTCCTTTCTGTAACGTCAGGCGTTACTGTTATCTTAAATCCATTACGTTCGTATGTGTGCTCAAGTCTCAGAAGTTCAGCATAAGCACTGTCTGCGTCCGTTGATGCTCCCCACACCATTCCGTGTTGGTCGAGAATAATATATATCTGTTTCATTTCTTTCTCCTTTCTACTTATAAGCCGTCACCGAATAGTGGCGATAATTATTCTTCGCCATCCCAAACTTGTCCCAAGTGGCGCATTTAAAATCGGCGAGTTCGACAGGAAGCCCCCTGTATAAGAGGGCATCTATCAGTTCCTGTTCTGTGTCAAAGTCGTGGTACTCTCTACGAGAACCCATAATAAATAATGTGTATGTCATTTCAATTCTCCTTTCTATAAATTAAAGTTAGGGCTTGTGTATGAGAGATTATGTTTATCCACATACTCCGCAAGCCGTTCTTCCATTTCGCTTTCTAATAGTTCTTCCCAATACGGAAGAGAGAAGTCGACGTAGCAGTCACCTGCATCGCCATGAGATACCCATATTTCCTCGCCATTGTACACGCCCTTAGTGCAGATGAAATACGACGGCGCTATGCTGTTATCCGTTTCGGTCGCACAGTCAGGCTCAAGCCCGTCCGCAGTCCATATCTCAAGTTCGATGTCGATGTACGGATATTCAATCGTCGCCAAAACCCTGTCGTTGTCTATATCATTTAGGAATTTTTCATACTCCTCAGCGTCAGCAGGGAATTCCCCAACCGCAAGAGTCTTAATGACGTTTTCTGTCAGCTTATCAAAGTGTATTTTCCTATACATTTTCGTTCTCCTTTCGTATCCCTTAGCACATCGTGCTCATAAAGTTATCAACTCTTCTCGTTGCTTCGTCACGGCTGATATTCAGTCGCTCCATCATTCTTGTGATTGCATATTCTTTACTGCCTTTAGGCTGACTCATTTCGATGTCGACCATCTTGTCTATAATTGCTTCGTCGATTGCGTCAAGCACCTTTGCCTTTTCGAATTGCTGTGCCCTGTATGCTGAGTAGCACCCATTCTCACAAGCCTTAAGTCTTTCCTTGCGCTCTTTCTTTGTTGTTACTTCATCGACTTTGGTCGGCTTGTACTCGCGACCCTTGTCTTTCCAATGCTCATGGATTATCATATCGACCTCGGCTTTGCGCTCCCTTGCTTGAGCAGGGGAGTCACTGAAATACTCGTCAATCAAGTTATATAATTTATTGTGAGTTTCCTGCACTGATTTGTACGACCTCGCTTCGCGTCTGTCGTCAAGCTTCTCAAAGAATGTCATAATCCCAACCATCAAACCGAATATTATATAAATCATTTGCGCACTCCTTTCTTAAGGCGCTCGGAGCACCCACTGTCAAGCGGATACTCCGAACATTACTCTAACTTCTAAGTCGGTGCGAATCTCCGACAGGGTGAGGAAGATTGCTTTTTTCTCATCATCGCTGAGCGCCATATCCTTTATGTGCTTGATGGTGAGTTCGATATCCTCAAGCTGTCTTACGTCTTTCGGGTAGAACCTCTTGACGCTTCCGTCCGTGCTGATTGTTTTCTGACCCGTGGTCTGCTGATGACTGATTGACTTCTTGATTTCCTGCGACTTCAGTAGTTCTGCGTGCTTTGCCTTGTCACGCTCGCCGACTCCTGCAACGAGCCAATTATAAGTGACTCCGAGTTCGTCAGCGATAAGTCTGATGCTCGAGTCGCGCAGTGGCTTTGCCACATCGTGCTCCCAATTGTAGTACGTTGCGTACTTGACGTTAACTCTCTTGGCAAAGTCTGCCATCTTGATTCCTTTAGCTTCTCTTGCTTCAATAAGCCTTGCTCCAAATGTTGACATGATTAGTTCTCCTTTCTACATCCAAAGATATTTTCCATACTTTTCATACGGAAGTTCACCGTCCGCATATCCCACAACATTAATTAACTTTTCATTCATCACATCGCTGACCATAGTGTCGAGCGCTTCATCATCAACCTCGCCGTCGAACACTCTTGCGAGTATTTCATAGGCATCTTTGCGCAGTTCGCACTGCACGTCCATCGGAAGTTCGTAAACCCATTTCATAAGCCCACCGCCTTTAGTGCCACATCAACTATACTGTCGATGCTTCCTGCAATAACTATCATTGACAGAACCAAAATCCATTCCGTCGCTTTCTTGATTATGCTTTTCATTTCGCCACCTCACTTTCGCAATAGCACTTGCCAAATCCCTTGCAGTATTCACAATAACTTGCATCACCGAACTCAGCTTCAGGGCACTCGAACCCATCTTCAAGTTTGTCGAAGTCGTAATATCCATCTTCGCCAATGCAACTGTCATAAGTCTCATAGCGAGCACAGATATATTTATCTTCCTCGTCGAGCGCATCTTCCCACGCCACATCGCTGTAACTCCAATCAAGCAGAGTAGGGTAGTAGCTTGTTGTTTTGACAGGCGTATATGTGCGCTCTTTGTAACTCTCGTTTGAGTACCACACGCCGTTGACTCTGCTCCACCCTGTGCCAATCAGTTCACAGTGCCCGTGCTTGTCAAGTATCGCAAGTCTTGAACCGCACAACTTCTCAATAAGTGTCAGCTTGTCTTTGTCTTTATAATACGTGTCGTCCTTGATTATCAGTGACAGGTACTCCGTGATGAATGCCATCGTGTCACTGTAGTCAATCTTTGTGTTGCGATATCCTGTTGAGCACAGGCTTATTATTCCGTTGTGCGCAATCCCCACGTCGCAAGCAGTATCAAGCAGTCTCATATCTTCCATCTTCCCACTTAAAGGGAATGGGTGGCATCCATCTGCACGAACGCCACCCTGTGTGGAAATGCGGAAGTGCATCACGAATGCTTTGTCGTCGCCGTACTCGGCGCGTGCATTCCGAAGCGACTTCCAAAATGAGCGGAAACCCATAAACCCTTTATGGATTATTACTCTATCACCTGTGGCTACCATATATCCCGCACCGTCGGGATTATTATTAAAGCAAGTCTGAAGTGTTCTCTTGCTCGGAAACTCAGTTCCCATTGGCTTATAAATTGCTATACACATTGTCGTTCTCCTTTCGCTATCCTAAAATGGCATCTCATCAAGTTCTGCATTGAACCTTGCGTTACGTTCGAGTTCATCGAGTGCTGACAGGAACGCTCCACGTCCTCTCAGATGCTCTCTCGTTTCAGCCTTAAGCCCTACGAGCCATTCAATGTCGTCGGTCGTGTCACTCCATCCGATTCGGCAAGAGTTCTTCACGATTGTTGACAGGAAATCCACGTCAGCCATGAATGTCTCATAGTTCAGTGTGCCCCTCATAATTCTTATTTCTACGGTGTGCGGATTGCTCATATTGACCGCGACTCCGTGATGTCCGAACTTGTCCTTTGCAAGTTTCTTGCACTGAGTCTTGCCGACTTTGCCGTATTTCTTCGCCCATCTAAGCTGACTTTCAGTTCTGCGTGATACCTTTACGCAATCGTCGTAGTAGAGTTCAAAGAACTGCACAAGTTTTGCGATGTTATCGTCCTGCGTTTCTTCGTCAGCACCGAATATCTCTCTTGAGAAGTGCATATGCAGTCCGCAAGTTCCGACATCGTGACTCTGCCATCCGTTCTCAACACATATCTTGAGTATGCGTTCCCACGGCATCTCGTAGAATGCAGTCTCTGTGTGTGGGTGAATGATTATCTCAAAGCCCTTATTAAGTGAACCGTCGTGCTCAAAGTACAGGTGGTCTCCGCACAGAGCATCGAGCTGATTAAGCGCTCTCTGCTTGAATGCGTTGCTTTCGTATGGGACATCGACCTCGAGTTCGAGTCCCCAATGATGTGGTCTGCCGTTCCAACTTGGCAGTCTGTCACCAAAGAACACCATAGGCGGTGCACAGTGATAACCTCTTACTCTTGCGTTGTCCGAGTGTCTGAAGTCGTCGTCAGCTTCGTCGCTTGAATCGCACCTTTCCTCGTAGCATCTGTAGCACATATCGTGCTCGTCGTCGTACTCGTCATTTAGCACGTACTCCTCACACTCTTCGCAGTATGAATAATTCTCGTCAAGACAATCCCTGCATACGTGGTCGCCATTGCGAGTTTCGTATAAGCTGTCGTCAGGGTAGTATTCTTCGCAGTCGTCGCATCTTGTATAATTCCATCTAAGGCAGTCGTCGCAAACCCATCTGTCGACGCTCTCAACATATGTTCCGTTCCATTCTTCGTGGTATGAGTCGCAGTCCTCACAGTAACAAGCATCATTTTCGACGCAATCCTCGCACCATGTGTCGCCATCAACCTCGTAGCTGTTGAAGTCGTCACTTGAATAATAAGTTTCGCAGTGGTCGCAGTAGAACGCATCTGTATCTGCGCAGTCCTCGCACCACTCCTCGAATCCGTCGCTTGTCTGAACCATTACGCTATTAGCTTTAACGTGCATCTCTCCGCAGTGCGGACACTCAAAGAGTGCTTCTTCCGCACACTCTGCGCAGTAGAATCTACCATCAGCGAAAACCATTTCCTCGCTTCCGCGTGATACCAATTTACCGCACTCTGCGCATCTGATAAGTCCGTTCATTTTGTTCTCCTTTCGTTCTCACATTCCGCATTTCCCGTTCACTTAAAAGGGCGCTATTCGTCAGCGCCCTCAACTTCAACTTCCTCAATATTCATAATCAGATTGTAGGCTTTTTCCGCTCTTGACGATGCCCATACTATAGCTTTTACATCGTCTTTCAGTGCGTGTACCCAAGACTGAATGTATGCACTATTATTTCTGAATGACGCGCTTGTTTCGACTCCTGTATTTGCAAGCACTGCGCAAGCCGTCAGCTCTGCGACAAGTTCCTCACGTGAGTAGTCGTCTGAGCCGAATGCACTCACAACGCTTGTGCTTATTCTTCCGAGCCTTGTGTGATGTCCTGTCGAATGTCCGAGTTCGTGGAACACTGTCGAGTAGTATTCCGCGACGTTCTCAAACTGTCTTTTTTCAGGCACTACGACCTTATCCATAATAGGGGAGTAGCACGCTCTGTCGCCGTACTCCTCGTCGAACAGAACCCCACTTCTCGCAAGGTAGTCGTTCTTGATGCGCTCGAGTCCGTCCACAGCTTCGACACCGCTCGCTTCCTCGTCTTTGTGGTATTTCCGCTCGAGATTTGTGTCGGTGTCGATATTGAACACGTTATAGTATCTCAGCATAGGGATAGTTTTAATGACTTCTTCTCCCGCATCGTTCGTTTCAGTCTTGTGGAGCATTTTCCAAAATACCACCTGTTTAGACTTCGCGCCCTTATTGACCTTGCCACCTGCTTCGTTAATCTGCTTCAGTGTGGCATACTCACCGCGTGGGAGCATCAGCTGATTAAGGAACGAATAGTTCTTACCTGTCGCTCTTGACCACGCACCGTTACCGCCTGTCCACGGCTTTTCCCACGGGATAATCCCGTTCTTTAACTGCTCAATAATCCTGTCAGTTACCATTGCATAGATATCAAATTTACTCATTGTCATTTCCTCACTTTCTTGATATAATCCCCTTGTGGAACGAACCTCATTTCGTTCTCACTTTCGCATCGCCCACAGTCCCTGTGATTGTGGGCATTCCCATTTTTTGAGTGCTTATGCGCTCATTAAGTGCCATTAATATATAATTCACCTCGTTATTTCCTCATACGCTTGATACAGGAGTACATCATAGCCGTCCCCATTAATCAATGAGCGCCCATTTTCATCCATCACGTTATCGCAGTCATCAATGATAAAGAACATTGACTTCTTGCTATCTTTGCGGAACTCTTTCGCGTTATAAATTGCAGTTTCAATATCCCTGTAATATTCAGGGATGTCTATTACTTCCATATTTTTCGTTATTTCTCGAATCGTGAACATAATATCCTCACTTTCCTTAATGGCACTTAATTAGCGCACAAACAATTTCACCCTTGTTTGTTTGCTAATAGTGTTGTGATGCAGTTCCTGTTTTTATAACGTCGTCGCGCAACAATACTTAGCGTAGTTCGCAATGCGCAATCATATCACCATCACGTTTATAGTCTGACATTTTTAGCGTGCCTATCATCCCTGTTTCATCTATGCGCACTTTCGTACCTTGCCATAGCGTCTACACAGTAAGTGCAACCCCTGTCCGACTCTCAATATGCAGAATACTCGCGTTAACCCTGTTCGCCTATTATCCCTGTATAGACCACATTTCCAATGCAACACGTCCCTTGCATCAACGCCTTTGTAACCCCGTCTACTATATCTCACGACATTGTAGTGCATTGTCTAGCTTGCCTATCCCTATACCACTCAAATAGATTAGTGGGGGAGAACACTTGTATTCAGTTGTACAGGTAGAGTTATCCCTATAAAAACCACACTCCAATCTGCTATTTAAGCCCTACACATACCCTAGAGTATGTCGCTTTAGAAAAGTCCGAAACCCGAACCCCTTAACTTGCCTTGATTATAGCACATACCTTGGTGTATGTCAAGTAGAAATTTCCGTATCCTGTGAACAGGCATAAGGGTAGCGCAAATCAATGCCTAACAATTCCTTATGAGCATTCTTTAGGATAGCTAAAGTATACCACATACAATAGGGTATGTCAATAGTCAAAACAATATTAAGTATTCAAGGTACTATCAGTATGATAATGATTATTTTCATAATCTTTATCTTTACTGTACCTACATTATACTCATACCCTAGGGTATTGTCAATAGGTTTTTAAGAATTAATCTTGTATTTATATCGATACAATAATGTAGTACGCTTGACGGATGATTATATCACTGAGCACTATATAAATAGATAGGTAATGATGTTACTGAATAGGCGAGTATGTAACCACACAGGAAAACAAATGCGACTTGTCTGATGTCCTATATCCCTACATAGCAATGTCAGACATAAGGATAAGGTAACTGTTCCGATAATCTCGATTTTAGGAATAGTATAAGGAAGACAATACCACCCCACCAACAATAGGAAAAGCCATACAATCGTTGAAATTTGAAGGGTTTGAGCGGTACTAAGGTAAGGGTGGGGTGGTGGTTTTCCGACCCGTTCCGTCCCAAAAGAGGAAGAGGAGATACTATATATATAATATAGGGCTTACATAAAACGGAAAGCATTCCAAAACAGCCTTAACCGAATCAGAGAACAGACCGCAGGGTGGGTGTCCTGAAGGACACTCTTTTTTATTGCCCTCGCGGGGCGTCGGAAAGACTTGTGGTCAGAGGTGTACCTACCCCAATTGAGGGAGTTTTTCGGGACAAGGTGCTGAAAAAATTTTAGAAAAATCTGAAAAGTGATGGTGAGAGATGGCGAAGGTAAGCGCAGTAGATACGTACAGAGCGGTACTGCAAACAGACTATTGTGAATATGTGAAGTACGTTCACCACGGTGCGTGGAAGGTGACCCCGTTCCACTCGATGCTGTGCGGATATGTACAGAACTTCGTTGAGCGTGAGACTGAGCTTCCTTACGAGATATTGGTCATTACTACACCGCCACAGCACGGGAAGTCGCAGTCGATAACAGAGACACTGCCGTCGTGGTACTTAGGGAAGCACCCCGACAGGCACGTAATAGAGATTTCATATAATGAAGATTTCGCAATAAAGTTCGGGCGACGCAACAGAAGAAAGATTGAGGAGTTCGGCGAGGATGTGTTCGGGCTTCATCTCACTAAAGACAATAACAGGGCGGTCGAATTCGAGACGACAGAGCACGGCGGGATGATAAGCCGTGGTGTCGGAACAGGTGTAACGGGTCAGCCGTGTCAGCTGATGATAATCGACGACCCGATAAAGAACAGAAAGGAAGCGTTCTCGAAGTCAAGGCGAGACCTGATATACGACGAGTGGCTGATGTCGTTCAAGACAAGACTTGCTCCGCACTCTAAGGTCATTCTGATTATGACTCGTTGGCACGAGGACGATTTGGCGGGCAGACTCCTTGCGGAAGAGAAGAACATTAAGCTTTTACGATTCCCTTGTGAATGCGAGGACGAAGAGTCAGTCGTGGAAAAGGCTTTGGGCAGACACATCGGTGACGCCCTGTGTCCTGAAATCGGCAAGGGCAACGCTTGGCTCAAGGAATACAAAGAGGGTTTGGTATCCCGCGAGGGCTCAATGACGTGGAACGCACTGTTTCAGGGCAGACCTACCGCGATGGAAGGTAACGTCATAGAGCGCGATTGGTGGGAATACTACGAGGAGATGCCACAGATAAACACTTGGGTGATGTCGGTCGACGCATCTTTTAAAGACGAAGAGCAGTCCGACTTCGTAGCCATACAGGTATGGGGCAAGAGCAACGCAGACATATATCTGATAGACGCGGTGAAAAAGCACCTTTCGTTCCCTGACACGATAGTGGAGATACGCAGGCTTCGCGGGATGTACCCCGAATGCACCACGACACTTATCGAGGACAGGGCAAACGGCTCAGCCATCATAAGGATGCTCCGTTACGAGATGACAGGAATCATTCCTGTTCAGCCTATCGGCTCGAAGATGGCGAGAGTACAGGCTATCCTCGGTGCTATCGAGTCGGGCAACGTGCATCTGCCAAAGCATAAACGCTTCACGGGGGACTTCGTTGAAGAGTGCTCGGCATTTCCGAACTCAGCACACGACGACCAAGTGGACGCTATGTCACAGGCGCTGAACAGGCTTATTTATCAGCGCGGGCAGGGCGCAGTGAAACGCAAGGAGAACTATTTTGAGAAGATGTTCCCGCAGTGGGCTAAGAGCCGTAACGGACGGGGGCACGGAAAGGTAAGGGTCATCTAATGCTATATGCACTCATAGCGATGTCGTTCCTGATGCCTATAACGGCGATAGCGACATTCGTAATCGGCTACAACATCAATGCGCCGAAGAAGATATTCAGACTTCCGCAGAAGAAGCCTGAAAAGACAGAGGACGAGATAATGCTTGAACGAATCGACAATGCGAGGATTTAACGAATGGCAACAGATTTTTACGAGATTTGGGACAGGTACGAGAAGTCCAAGACCTATATGGACAAGAAGGGCATTCTGACCACCGTCGAGAAATGTTGGCAGATGTACTCGGGGAAGCAGTGGTCGGCAGTGGAGGACTCACAGGGTATGGAGGGACTGCCGATGCTGAACTTCATCAAGCCTACGGTCGACTATAAGGTATCTACTGTAGCACAGCACTCGGTAACGGCGCTGTTCTCGGATATGAATGGGCAGAACGGGGAGATAATCGACAAGCTGAACACGCTCTTCGCCGTCTCTTGGGAGAAGTCGAAGATGAACAGGGTGGCTTGGAAGAACCTGAAGCACTCGGCTATCGAAAGAGATAGCTATGTCTTTTGGGGCGAGGGCGGTGATACCCGCAAGACCCCGCAGATAGTGCACTGCACGCAGATGAGGCTCGGTGACGAGAATATCAACAATATCCAAGACCAACCGTGGCTCATCATCGAGGAGCGTCTTGACCCTGCTGTTATCAGAGAACGCGCAAAGGCACAGGGCGTGTCGAAAGCAGATATTGAGCTAATCAAGTCTGACAAAGCGCTCGAAGATACCCTCGGCAACAGGGAAGAGGTCAAGGGCAAGGCAACGAGCCTGCTGTATATGGAGAAAGACCTTAAGACGGGAATCGTGTCTATAGGTCGCTGTACCAAAAACGTGATGTACGAAAAGCTTCACCCGATACAGCAGACCAAGAAGGGCGAATACTTCGGAAACGGACTGACGATGTACCCGATAGTACCAATGATTTGGCTCGAACAGCCGAATGATGCAAGAGGTGTTTCCGAGGTAGAACAGCTGATACCGAATCAGCTTGAACTCAACAAGACGCTCGCTCGCCGTGCCATCAGCATCAAGATGACCGCTTATCCAAGGCTCGCATATGACGACTCAAGCCTTGCGAACCCTGAAGATTTGAACAAAGTCGGCGCTTCTCTGAAACTCAACGGCGGTAACGCACAGGCTATCGGCAATATGGTCGCATACCTCGCGCCACAGGCTATGAGCGGAGATGCGAAACAGCTGAGTGACGAGCTTCTGAACGAGACGAGAACGCTCGCAGGTGCGTCCGACGCACAGCTCGGAAACATTGATTTGTCAAGGGTTTCGGGCACGGCAGCTCAGACAATAAGAGACCAACAGCAAGTACCTCTTAACGAGCAGGTATCTATGTATCAGGACTTCGTTGAGAACGTAGCCCTGCTGTGGTTCGAGCTGTGGAAGGTCTACTTCCCGATGGGAATAGAGATGGACGGCATCGTGATAACTGCCGACGAGATTGAAGCGGTCGAGCCAAACGTCAGGGTGGACATCGCAGAGGATACAACGCTGTCGAAGATGGCAACACAGCAGGAGCTGACGAACCTCTTCAACAACAACAAGATAACATTCGAAGAGTACGCCACCGCATATCCTGAGCACGCTTCGATTCCGAAGGACGTTCTTCTCGGCATCGTAGAGCGCAGACAGCAGATGATGGCGATGGGTCAGATACCGACTGACGAGATGGGCAATCCAATCGAACAGCCGATAAATGACCAATTAGGCGGTGGAGTCAATACAGGAGGAGCGAGCGGTGGTTCGTATCAGTCGGTACAGGCATCACTCGCACAGTAAATATGGCTAAGAAGATAACCGCAAAAGACCTCACGAGCGGGGTCAAGGGAATGAGCGAAGCCACTATGCTCGCGAAGTTCGAAGAGTTTCTGAAGAAGGTGGAGACCGACGGGTACAAAATAGTGCCTACGATATCAGCCTTTGCCGACTTTATGGAGAAACCGAGGGCTGACGTACACGAGTGGTTCAGAGTGAACGTCACCGCTTCGAAACAGATGCGGGATATGTGTGCTGACACAATCGCATCGGGCGCAATGCTGAAGAAGTATGTGCCTAATGTAACTAATTTCGCTCTTAAGAATTGGTGCGGTTGGGAAGAAGCACCGCAGAAGAAAGGTCAGAAGAGCAAGACGAAAGCCGATGAAGCAAAGGCTGAGCAAGCTCTTGACGAATACATTGCGACCAAGCACGGCAGTAAGAAGTGGAAGGTCGTATAACTAACAATTTAATAAGAAAGGAATTGATGAGATGGACGAGAACATTAATGAAAGCGTAGAAACTCAGGAAGTCGCTGAACCTGAAACTGAAGCTCTCGAAGAAAGCGCAGAAACACAGGAAGTCGCTGAACCTGTACCCGAAGCAGAAGATTCCCACGAAGAAGAAAGGTCGGGCAGAACCGAAGCTGATGCGAGGTTCGCGGAAATGCGCAGACAGAATCAGCAACTTGAACGCGACAATCAGCTGATGAAGGAAGCATTGCTCAGATACTTCGATGGGGAGACGGCAGAGGAATTATCCATCAATGCCAATGCTTACGCAGAAGAAAAAGACCCTGAAGAGTACCGCGTAGAGTGGGAACACAATCAGGAGTTCTCAAGGCTTCAGCAGGAGAATGAAGAATTGCAGAGCAGACTGATTGATGCAGAGGTCGACAGGCTGATGCGTGAGGGACTAAGAGATGTTCGTGAGATTGACCCGAACATCAAAAACCTCGACGAGTTAGGAGAATCCTTCGCCAAGTTTATCAGCGCAGGGCTGAGCGCGAAAGAAGCATATTACGCTTCGAAGTCGATGGAGCTGAACGAGAAGACATTTGCTCCGAGCGCAATAGGCAGAGTGTCTGATTCCAAGGCTGAACGAGACTACTATACTTCCGAGGAACTTGACCAATTAACCGACGAAGAGATGGACGAGAATTGGGATAAGGTTATGCGGTCACTGAACAGGCTATAGGGATATTCAGCAGAAAGGAACAATTCAATGTCATACGCAAATTTTAAAGCAAAGATTTGGTCAAAGGCTATTGACAAAGACCTCGAACCTGCTCTTGTCTTCGCAGACGGCACTAATCAGCAGTACAGCGGAGAAATCAAGGGACTCGGCGACACAGTAAGAATCGTTGGCGTAGGTAAGCCGACAGTCAATGTCCACGACCTCATTGATGGAGACATCACACTCTCAACACCTGAGAAGGTAGCAGACACATCTGTATCACTTGTTGTCGACAAGGCAGCCTACTTCGATTATGCGGTAGAGGATATCGACAAGGCACAGGGCGCAGGCAAGGTTCTTTCCGTACTTAACGAGGAAGCATCTATCGAGGTAGCTAATACAATCGACAAGCACGTCGCTAATCTCGTACACCCTGACAAGAACGCCGTCGGAGTTCAGACCTACAGTGGAAGCAACACTGTAATCACCAAGGACAATGTAATGTCTGTATTCGATGGGGTTCAGCAGAAGCTGTACGAGAACAACGTATCACCTTCGACACCTGTCGAAATGATTATTCCACCATGGTTGTACATGGTATTTCGTCAGGCATATCAGAAAGTCGACACAGACAACTCTGAGTATCTGACAAACGGCAAGGTCGCTCGCTACGGCAACATGGTCATTAAGATGTCCAATAACGTAGCACACAAGACAGTCTCAAACAAGGAGCACTACTACGTTCAGGTCAGAACAGCTAAGGCTATCGCACTCGCTATGAGCGAAGCGCACGTTGAGCCATACAGACCTGAGAACGGTTTCAAGGACGCTGTTAAGGGCTTCAAGCTGTACGGCGCAAAGATTGTCAGACCAAAGGAACTCGTAATGCTCGAGTGCTCTGCTAACTAATCAGAGCATCATACGTTATAGCTAATCGCAGTAAAGGAGACATATAAATGGCAATTACAGCACACGCTAAGACCACTCTGAAGCTGAACGAGGGAAAGGTCATTGATGCCACTTCAAGAAGTGCCGTATTCGGCGCTGAAGCTACAGGCGGTGACTACAAGACCCTGTTCGTTTTCAATAACGCAGGCAATGCTTCTGCAACAGCAACCATCGCAGTAGGCGACGGCATTCAGGGCGCAGGCTCTGACCTTGTAGTAACTATTGCAAGTGGCAAGACTGCATACCTCGTAGTAGACAGCGGTTACTTCAAGAACGTAAGCGGTGAGTATAAGAACTACATCAAGGTAACTCCGTCCGCTTCGCTCTCAGTAACAATCGTAGAACTTCCACAGTAGTGGCATAGGGGGGGCGGTTGGGAAACTCCCACCGCCCCTTTTTCATAAGAAGGGGTACAAGATGGCAATTACTTATAAGGAAATCAAAGAAGCGCTCGTTGACCTCGGATTCGAGATAGACGACGAAGTCGAGAGCGAATACCACAGACTGAGGATAAACGCAATCAATCGTTCCCTTAATGTGCTGTGGTCAACTGTCATTTTGCCAAATCTGAGTTACTTCGAAGAGACAGACGATATTGACGAGGATGAGGGGCTGACGTATTTCGGCGACACGCCCGAAGATACGGACGAGACGAATCTTCCGAGGATACTGTTACCGCTCTTACAGCTTCAGTCAGGACATTGGCTTTGGCTCGATGACGACCTGACGAAAGCTACTATTTATTGGAACGAATACGATGACCTCAAGAATCAGATACTGACGACGATACGCACACCGAGAAAGGCGAAGATAATAGGAGGATTCTAATGGCACAGCAGAAACTACCTGACATACCAAGTCCTCGAACTACTGTCTATTCGAACCTTCTCGGCGTGGACTTCCGCTCAGACCAAACAGAAGTCGAGCGTAGGCGTAGCCCAAATATGGTCAATATGATATCCGACCTCGGTGGCAACCCTATCAAGCGAGACGGCTACAGAAGAGTAGCTGACGCATATGCAGGACTCGTCACCGCGCAGTCGAAGCCGTATGGGGTACGAAGAGATAACGCAGGCGTAGTAATAGTTCCAATAAGCATCGGAAGCGGGCAGTCTGTCATCGTCGAAGATGCGCAGAAAGCCGTCACAGTGCCATCGTCAATAGAGTTCGGCGACATCAAAGCCGTGTTCGGCTATCAGCAGTATGTGTTCATTATGTTCGATAATGGCGCTGTCAAGGTCGACACGACTAAGTACAACAAAGGCGCTGAAGCCTATGAGGTCACGGGGCTTGATGCGGGAATGATGTCTGTTGGCGCTTTGGGTTCAACCGCGCCTGTTTGCGAGAGCATCATACCGCTGTCGATAATCGGGCTGAATCCGAACGCTGAAGGTACGGCAGGCACTGTCCTTTACGGTAAAAATCTGATGAGCATTTATCAGCAGTACAGTTACGCGGGCGACGGAACTGAGACGGCGTTCAAGATTCCGCTCTACAGCAAGATGGGTGCGTGGGCGAAAGTCGAAGTGATGGATGCTAATGGCAATTGGATATTAAAGACAGAGGGAACTGATTACTCGCTCGGTACGGCAAGCGAACAGCAGGGCGTGAGCCTTGACGGGGAGACAGTCGGTACGTTCTCGGTAGTCGATTCGACCGTTACATTCACGACCGCACCACCGAAGCCAAGTTCGACCCTTGCGGGCGAGGACAATGTCCGCATCACAGTCGCACCGTTCAATATGGCTGACAAGGTGGATTTAAATGGCTCGGAAGTTGAACGCGGTTATTACAACGAGAACTTCAAGAAGCTGTTCGACAGCAACGCGCATTTCTTCTACGATGCAAGGCTGTTCCTCGCGGTAGTCGAGAAGACATACTACAGCGAAGTCAACAACCCGTTCCTTATACCTGACAACTATTGGTTCGACGTGGACAACGAGGTCGTTGCTTATCAGAGAATGTCAAGCAATCTTGTCGTCATCACAAAGGACACAGGGAAGAACACGATATTCCTTGCGTCGACGATAAACGACACCGCGACGCTCGGTGAAAATATGACAGTCAGCTTTTCTGTCAAGCCTACGAACGCAGGAGTCGGAGCGATAACAGGAAGCGTTGGTGGCGTGTTGAATGATGAGCCGATGTTCCTGTCAGCTACGGGGCTGTACGGAATGCTCACTAATTGGTCATCAGAGAAGTACGCAGTCAACAGAAGCGGACGCATCAACCGAAAGCTGTGCAAAGAACCGAACCTTGAAGAAGCGGTAGGCTGTGCGTTCAACGACTACTACTACCTCGCTGTCAACTCACACATCTACATTCTTGACGGACGACACAAGGACAACACGCGAAGCGGTGAGACATCTTACGAATGTTACTACTTCGAGAATGTCCCGACCATCAGGGAGATGTTCGTTGTTGACAATAGGATGTTCTTCACAGACGACACGAACACATACACTTGGAACTCTGACCTTCCCGAGAAGCTGAGATATTATGACAATCTGACCCTCAATGGGGACGGCGAGTTTGTCAGCGGTACAGCGGTATCGGCTTGGTGGGCTTCCGTCTTTGACGACGATGGCTCGCCACAGATACTCAAGACACTGAAGAAAAAGGGGTCGATGGCGGTGATGACGCCATACTCTCATACGGGAGCATACGTCACGCTCATCAAGAACGGAGACGAATTCCAAGAACTCGGATATCAGAACACATCGATATTCAGCTTCGAGGATGTTGACTTCGGATACGGACACGAAGATGACCCTGAATACGTTCCTGAAGCATTATCGGAAGCGAGGTTCATCTTCAGTTCCAACACAGTGGCATATGACAGATTCACCAAAAAAAAGATAAAGAAATACAAGAGATTGCAAATCATCGTTGGGAATGACCGAGCAGAGCCGTTCGCTCTGACGAAGGTGGTCAAGACTTACGATATGGGCAACTATGCAAAGAGGTAAAGCACATGGCAATAGCAGATATCAGAATCGACTCGACCGACATTGATGCCGTAGCTGTTGCGACTACTGTCACAAACGATAGGCTGTCAGGCACAGTGCTTCAGAACAAGCAAGTGTTTGACGCTTATCCTGCGATGATAGTGACGCACTTCAACGACCTCTGTGATTACGTCAACACACAGACTCCTGAAGGCGATGCAGGACTTTCCTACACCGCTACGGAAATAGCATTTATCTGCGATGTGCTTGATTGCACCGAATCACAGATAACGCTTTAGAAAGGAGGTAGGAAATGGCAGTCGGAAACAACATAAGCAACATCTACAGAACTACTGTTAATGGCAGAACGTATCAGATTGACCCTGCGTCGCAGGGTGGCTATATGAACGCCTATGCACAGTATGAGCAGGACAGAACAAATCAGCTGAACGAGACAAGGGCTAACCTCGACAAGACGCTTGCACAGAACAATGCGACAACCAATGCCAATTACGATAACTCGGCAAGGCAAGCATACGTGCAGTATATGCAGAGACAGAGAGCGCTTCCGAGTCAGCTTCAGAACCTTGGAGTCAACGGTGGCGCTACAGAATCAGGCTTACTGAATCTGTACAACAACTACGGCTCTGCACACGCATCTAACGAACAGCAGAGGAACGCTGACCTGACCACGAATCAGCAGAACAGAGATGATGCGTACAACAATGCGTATCAGGCATATTTGTCGGATTTGAACGAGCAGAAACAGCAGGCTATCGCTAATCAGATAAATGAGTACAACAACGAGATAACAAGATTTAGTTCATCCGTAGCGCAGTATCCGACCACAAGCAACGGATACAAACAGTACGAACAGTGGATTGCGAATATGGAAGCATCGAGTGACCCGCTGAAGGATATCAAGGTTGCACTCATCAGACAGCAGATGGCAACGCAGTTCCCTGACGGCAATCCTGCAAGTAGCGGTTCAGGCGGTGGCGGTGGTGGCGGTGGCTATCGCCGTAGAAGCGGTGGTTACAGCAACAATAGTAAACAGACCACTAATGCTGATAGAGTCAGCAATATAGCAAACGCCGTATCGGGCGCAATGCGCTATGTAGCAAGCAAGAGCTTGAGCCGTGGCGCGAAAGCTTCAGGTGGGTCATCTCGTGGCGCGAGAAGAATGACGAGGCCGTGGGGCTACGCTCAGTAAGGAGACGTAAATGAGCATATTCAGCAGAATCAAAGAACTATTTACAGGTGGTTCATCGAGAAAAACTGAATCAAGGAGACGACCGACCACTGCCTATAGAAGCAGGGGCAGTCGTCTCAGCTCCTCGTCATCATCGTTCAGCTCAAGTACGTTTGGAAATCCGAGCGGAATGAGTCTCGAAGAACGTCTTGAAAAGAGACGTAAAGAGAACGAGGAGAAGCAGAAAAAAACAACTGCTACGCTCGCGTCCATTTCGAAAACCGCTACGTCAGGCGCTAAGGCTGTCGAGAAAGCAACACAAACAGGAACGCAGAGAGCCATTGAAAAGATGGGACAGAAGTCTGTTTCCGCATCGACCCCGACCAACAGCAAAGCTAAAGCGCCGAAGCCAAAGGCGAAACCGAGAACCGAAGAAGAAGTTCGACAGAACGCAAGGGAAAATGCTCAGAAGAAACTCGAAAGCATCTCAAAGAAAGCGGGCAAAGAACTAAGAGTTAAAAGCCCTAAAGAGATGATTAAGAGTGGTGACTACGAGTATCGCCCTAAAGCTAAAAACCTGAATACGCCGTCGGCAAGTGACCGTTCGACAGTAAGACCTACACTGCAAGGCTACAAGAAACAGATGAGCAACCCTGCATTCCGCGTCGCGCAGTCGGCGACCCGTGGCTATGGCGGTGGCGCTACGTTTGGGCTTCTCGAACCGCTCTTAAGGGGCAATAAAGACGATGCGACCGAGCGGGCTATCGAGAAATACTATCAGGAACACAAGAGCAAGGGCGCTGAGCTCGTCGGTGACATTGCGGGCACGTTTACATCATTCGGTTTGACGGGTGGCGGTGCATCAAAAACGCTCGGAAGGGTTGCACCTAAGACAGCCGAGAAGGTTGGCTCGAAGGGCGCTGAGTGGCTTGCGAAGAACCCGAAAATGCTGAAAACTGCGGAGAAGGAAGCAATCAGGCGTTTCGGCACTGAGGGAGCTACTAAAGAAGTAATCGAGCAGATAGCAAAACGCAGAGGACGCGAGATAATGGCTGAGCTTGGCAAAGACGCGTCCATCAACGTGACCACGGGACTTCTGAACGATGTCGTCAGAGCATCTACGGAACACGAACCCTTCTCCGATGATTGGTGGAAGGAGATGCGCAACAACGCTCTTCTCAACGTCCCATTGGGCGTAGCGACGTCGGCAGTACCTGCATTCAGGGTCGGCAAGAATTTTGACGACGCACTTGACGTTGTAGCTCCAAGAGCGGGCGCTATGGCAGACGAAGCGCTTGAACGTGTAAGACCTGAAGTAGACGAAGCAGTACAGAATGTAGCGGATGACGTTGCCGATTATGGCTATCATGCAGGAGACCTCGGCAAAGCAGAGTGGTTCAGAAACCAAGCTGTTGGTGGCAGAGATACAGGACATTTCGGAACAGGTACTTATTTTGTCGGTGATGAAAAAATCATCACGGATAACAGCTACGGGCAACGACCTCATCACAAGATAAATTTCAAAAAATACAATCTGTTTAAGCCGAAGAACAGCGACGTGGGCTTTAACGTGCACAGGCGACTTCGTCAGCTTAACGATTACTCACTTGACCCCGATGGGCTGATTAAAGAATTCACTATAAATGCAAACGAGGTGGAAGAAGCGAGCGAAATCGTGACAGGGCTTCTCCGAAGCGGTGATATCGACGGGGCAAACGAAGTTGCGGGCAGGGTTCTCACGAGAGGAGAACTAAATTATGTGCAGTATGACGCAGAGCGGAGACTTCAGACTTGGCTTGAGAATGGCGTAGAGAACGCTACGCCTGAGCGGGCATACCAAGTCTCGCTCGATGACGCAGTGTACAACAAAGCCGAGCGCCTTATAAACAACGGCAACGAAGAGTTCGGACACTTTGTCGACGAGTTGGCTAGAGACCTTGATAGGTCACCCGAAGAAATACAGGATGCTCTCGATGCGACAATAGACACTCTTCGAGCATACCCCAAAGGCGCTGACGACCTTATCAATCAGCAGAACTACGACTCAGCATCAACGATATTTATGAAAAATCTTGGGTATGAGGGCGTAGATGTGCGCGGGCTTAATGGTCTCGACAACACAGGATACGGGTCTGTAATTTATGACTTGCACCCTGAAGATTTGACGGACACAGCAAGAGCTAAGAACGCGACTATACACGTTGACAGAGCCGAAAGAGAAGCGCAAGAACCGCTTGGCGAGCTATTTGAGCGCTACAGAGGAAGAGCCGAAAGCGCACCCGAACCTGAGTACGATATGTCCGATTTTGAAATCACCGACGACGACTTGACCGACGTTGACCTTAGCGATGTCGAAGAAGTTATTAAGAGCATCGAAGCAAAGAAGGGCAAGGCAAAAGCACCAAAGGCGAGAGACGCAAAGGTTGAGTTGAGACGCAAGCGCAAAACCGACGTAGTAGAGCGTTCCCGCAAAGAAATTCTGCGCGAGAATAAAACGCTTACCGAAGAGCGGGCGCAGATTATTAAAGACCTCGAGGATGAGTTTGGCTCGGTCAATCCTAACTTTAAGGAGCTGACACCCGAACAGCGAAGCGCCGTTGTTAAGCAAAAGAATCGTCTCAAGGAAATAAACTCGCGTGTTGAAGCGAATTCCAAAGACTTGTCTAACAGGACAAAAAGGGTGGCAAGCGGAGAACGATACGTTTCTACGAAAACTGAGAGAAAATCTATGTCTCGGGCAGAACGTGAAGCAGAACGAGACGCATTGAAGGAGGAATACTCACAGCTTCGTAAAGAAATTAGGGAAGCCGAGAAAAATGGTGACATCGCTTCGGACGCCTACAAGTTAAACGCGGAAAGAGCTGACCAACTCGAGTCGCAGATTCGCCGAATCGAACAAGAAATCGGAACACAGGCTCAGCCACGCAAGACTCGTAGCGATGCAGGGAAACCAAAGGGCAAGGCTAAACCTGAAGTGAAAGCTGAAGCTGAGCCAAAGGTAGAACCTAAAGTCGAAGCAGAAACAAAACCTGAGCGCACAGAGGAAATGAAACGGGGCGCTGAAGCAAACGCCAACGACAAGCCGATTCCTGATGCCAAGGAGACTAAAACAAAAGCCGAAAAGCCGAAGAAGGAACTGACTCCCGAGCAACAGGCGAAGGAAGAAGCAAAGAAGCGGGCGAAAGCAGAGAAACGGCTTGAGCGAGAGTTTGACGAAGTGCACCGTGAACATACTCGTCTAACCAACAATAACAAGGACGTGGGTACACCTCAGAGCGCAAAGACTGCATTTGCCGTAGCAACCGAACGAGGGAAGAAGAAGATTGTCAAGGACGGCAAGACCGCTCTCAAGGACTTTGCTGAAAGCGGAATGACTTCAAGCGATGGCAAGTCAATCTTCTCGTATCAGAGGTTGAACCGCGCTCGCCAAGACGAACTCGTCGAAGCGGGATATAAGAGGGTTACCGAAGACCCGAAAGCGGTGTTCAAGAAACTCAAGAGCAAGGTTGACGCTATGGACACCATGTCGTTAGAGGACATAGCGGACACTGTCGGAATCCGTCAATACTACGCAGACATCGGCAGGGAAATCCCCGAGGATGTAGAGAACGTTCTGACAAAGGTTGTTGCGCAGGGGCAGACAGACCACGCTCAGCTTCTCAAAGTAACCGACCTGATACTTAGAAGATACAGCCCTGAGTACAGGAAGAAGCTGATGAGACGTGACCTCGAAAAGTTCAGAGAGGTTGTCTGCAACTCAAGCAGTGAAAAGGATTGGAACAAAACGCTTGCTTCTCTCGACAAGAAATTCGGCATAGACGGCTATCTCGACAAGAAGCTTGACGAACTAAAAGCAATTACCGACCCGAAGGAGTTCAAGAAAGAGTACACAGCCCTTTGCAGGGATATCTTCAGAAACACCGAACCTACAATGTGGGATGTCGCCAATCTGATAAGGCATTCATTTATGCTCGGCTCGAACAAGACGGCACTGAACAACATCTTCGGAAACCTGTCGATGAGAGGGATGTATTCCGTAAGTGACAAGCTCACAGTGCTTGGCGAAAGAGGGCTTGAGAGTCATCAGAACAAGAAGATAGCACAGCTTGCTAAAGAACAGAATTTCCTCAGAGATAAGCTCGCAACGCTTACCGAGGGCACGGATGAGTTCAAGAAGGTCGAAGCTCAAATCGAAGAACTCACAAATCAGATACAGGCTAACAGAGTAACGAGAACGACTGAGTTCCTGAAGAACAACGACCTGAAAAAGCTGTCTCGTCAGCTCAAAGAGGGCACTGTTATGAGCAAGGTCGACGAAGCTGTCGGCAAGAATCGTAACTACGATGACGTTGAATTCGCTGAACTGTTCGACGGCAACACCCACGACGCAGTCGAAGAAGCGATGGGCGACACTAAATACGGCTTTCACTCCGACAAGGGCATAGACCTTAAGGTAAAGGACGCGACTACTACGGGGGGCAAGCTCAAAAGGGTCGTTGCAAAGGGGGCGAGCCTTAACAGTAAGCGTGTTGGGTTCAAGCTTAACGAGCCTGACAGATGGTTCGTAGAAAGAAGTTACAGGGACTCGTTCGCGAGATATCTGCAAGCCAACGGAATCACTTCAGCCGAAGCGTGGAAAGCGCACCCTGACATCATTGAAAAGGCGAGCGCTCACGCTATGGACGTTGCTCTCGAGAACACCTACAAGAAGAACACTCGGTTGGTAAAGGTGCTTGAGTCGCAGAGAGCGAAGGGCTACAGGAAAGGCTCGAACATTGCGCGCAAGGCTGTGACTATGGGAATGGATGCGGAACTTCCGTATCTCAAAGTACCTGCGAATATGGTCGTTAATGCGCTTAAGTACAGCCCTATCGGAGCACTGAAGTCGGCAGGAGATATGGCAGTTGCCATTCACAGGGGCGACATAGATGCTCTTACGAAGTCTGTCAACGAACTGTCCAAAGGGTTGACGGGCACGGGCTTGTTCGCAATCGGATACTACACAAGTGTCAAAGACCAAGAAGACGAGGATTCTATTGGGTTCATCGCGCACGCAAGAGATGAGCTCAAGGAATATAACATCAGGGATAACTCGTTTATGGTCGGCGGTCATAACTACAACATCGCCAATCTCGGAATGGGTGTGACTCAGGCTCTTATGGGCGCGAGGTATGCGGAACTTCAGAACGAGAAAGGCGGTGCACCGACAAGCATACTCGACGACGTGGATTCCGTGATGCAAGCGTTCGAGACCGTATTCGATGTAGAAGCGGACACCTCGTTAATGGAAAACGCGCTCGGCATATTCGATGTCATCTCCAATCAGGGTGACTACGAAATGACAGCTTCGGAAAGAGCAAAGAACCTCGGGGCAAAGATAGTGTCTGACTATATCGGGCAGTACACGAACCCATCTTCACTCAGGGCGATTGGCCGAGGGATGACTTCCGCAGACCTTGATACGGGCGTTAAGAAGGGCGAGGAGACCACCAAGACGCAGAGGATGATTGAGCGTAACAAGAATAGCCTTGTTAGCTCAGTGCCAATCCTTAATGAGAAAGTTCTTCCGCATAAGGTCGACAGGCACGGCAATCTTATCAACGAGAGAAAAACAAGTACCGACAAAGCTAAAGCTGTGCTTCAGAATTACAACGACCCGTTCAGCAGACGCAAAGTTCACATTCCTGAAGCAGACAAGGTTGAGCTGTCAATTAAAGACGACAAAGGCAAGCCGTATCAGCCACCGCATTTTGACGAGGATAGAGAGTACAAGGCTCAGATAGGTGAGAAGAAGTACGCAAAGGTCATCGACCTCACACCTAAAGAACGTGAAATGGCGGGCAGGGCTTACAAAACGTCGGGCTACGACATGGCGTACAACCTCGTCACCGCAAGAAGCGGTTGGTTCGGAGACTCACACGGAACGAGGGCACAGCAAATCCTCAGAGAGATTCCCGAGGACGAAGAAAAGGCTCGTGAATATCTGTACAACACGCCTGAGTTTAAGAACGCATCAGACTACGAGAAACGTAGGATGATGGATACGCTCTACGACAAGCGTCTTGGCAGAGGAAGAAGCGCTAATTACGAGGTGTACGTTAATCAGCGTGGCAACGACGAAGGAGAGTTCAAGTTTCAAAACGACCTCAACTCAAGCAAGCAGGGAAAGTATTACGACAACAACCTCGAGCAGTACGGAATCACTAAAGCTAAATGGGCTGAGATAATCGAGAACGCTGAGTACGAAAGCCACAAATACAAAGATGGCTTAAACAAGGATACGATTGATTCAGCGTACAAGTACAAGAAAGCTCTTCTTGAGACCGAGGGTCTGAGCGATGAAGCCCGAATCGCTGCCTACCAAGCAATCCGCGGTAAACGTAATATGTTCGGTTGGTACGATTGGGACGGTAAAACGCTTAAGGGATATCGTCGATACCGCAGAAGAGGATATCGCAGATGGAGACGTCACGGTTACGGCAGTTCGAAAAAAGCTAAAGTCCCTGCGCCAAAAACCATTAAGGCGAGTTCTTTCACAAAGGGCGAAGCACTTGTCAGCAAGAAGAAGTCTTCAAGGAACACAACTAATGTGAATCCTAAACTCGAAAGAGTTAAGGCAAAGATAGACTTACCAACACCGAAGCGGTAGGAAGGAGGTTATATGGCAACGATAAGAGGAACGACACCAACTGTAACATTCAACTTGCCGTTCGATGTCAGTACGATACGCAACTGCGAGGTGTATTTCGCGCAGAATGACGAACTGCTTGTGACAAAAGCTATGGAGGACTGCGTGCTTGAGGACAGAACGCTGTCGGTGACACTGACTCAGAGTGACACGCTTCAGTTCGATGACGATTCAAAGCTAGAGATGCAGATACGCTTCGTCTTCACTAATGGCGCAGTCGATGCGACACAGATAATCAAAGGCAAGATAGGTCGGATATTGAAGGACGGTGAGATAGATGTCGATTGATGTAACAGTAAGCGGGCTGAATACGGAAGTTGAGGTAACGCTTGGTACGATTCAGGAGACAATCACGGCAGACATAGGGGAGTTCACCATCATAGACCACGAAGCATATTCGGGAGTCTATGAGGTGACCCCTGACGGGTCAACGCAGACGCTCGACACGGACAACAAAGTCCTGACGAGAGATGTGACAGTCAATCCTATCCCTTACTATGAGACCTCAAATCCATCAGGCACAACAGTATTTATCGGAGGATAAAGATGGGAATCAACAAAGTAATTTATTCGGGCAACACGCTCATTGACCTCACGGGCGACACAGTCAGCACAGCGACTCTTCTGAGCGGTGCGACAGCACACGACAACAGCGGTGCAGTCATCGAGGGTGCTTGCACCTACGATGCAGACACAAGCGATGCGACAGCTGTCGTAGCGGAGATACTCGCTACCAAGACCGCATACAGTAACGGAGCGAAGCTGACGGGTACGATGCCTAACAACGGAGCGGTCACGGGAACTATCTCGACAAAGAACGGAACGTACACGATACCGCAGGGCTACCACGATGGAAGCGGTAGTGTCGGCATCAGTTCGACAGAAAGAAATAAGATTATCGCAGGGAACATCAAGACAGGCATTCAGATTCTCGGTGTAACGGGAACGTATGGCGGTGAAGCGGTCAGTGTTCAGGCAAAGACAGTGACTCCGACTTCGGCACAGCAAGTCATCACTCCTGACACGGGCTACGACTATCTGAGTCAGGTCACAGTAAAAGCAATCCCTTACGTTGAGTCAGCAAACGCATACGGCACGACAGTCACTATCGGATAGGGGGGTGAGCCTATGGCTGTAAACAAAGTCATATATGACGGCACGACCCTTATCGATTTGACGGGCGACACAGTCACAGCTGACAAGCTGATGGCGGGTGAGACAGCTACAAACAGAAGCGGTGAGCAGATAACGGGGACGTATGTCGATAACAATACGACATATACGCTGACCAAGAGCGGTAACACGATAATGCTGACGGGTAGCGATGGGAACAACACATCTGTCACAGATGCGAACACGACCTATTCGACAATGACTCAGGCACAAGCAACGGCAGGCACATCGACAAGCGGTTATCGCATCTCGCCGAAAGTACTGCACGACACGATAGAAGATGCACTGCCGACAGTGCCGACAAAGGTATCAGACCTTACAAACGATTCGGGGTATATCACATCGTCAGCATTGCCAACTAAAGTGAGCGACCTCACGAACGACAGTGGCTTCATCACAGCAAGTGCGATACCGACAAACGTATCAGCATTCACGAACGACAGCGGTTATCTGACAAGCTACACCGAGACGGGGAACATCGAGTTCGACACTTCCGCATCTACGGGAACAACAGACGGCGACCTCTATGCGCTACTGACGGATTTAGGTTGGACAGACTGCATCGTATAGAAAGGAGACAAGATGCTTTCAACAAAGAAACTATTCTACAAGCTGACGCAAAAGCTGTCAGAGATTGACGGGTCTTATCAGACAGTAGTCATCACTACCGACTCGTTCAGTTCACTTCCGCACACATATACAAACTCGGCTATCAAGGCATATCACACAGTCGTGGACGCACAGCTGTCCACACCATCGGCACAGACGAGTGACTGGACTGTGACAACATCAGACGGTTCGCTGACAATCAGCGGTTCGATAAGCGGTTCTACTACCGCTACGTTAAAACTCACTAAAAGCGCATGACGCAGAAAGGGAACGGTGAACTAAAATGGATAAGTTTTTTCTGATTCAGATTAAGAGGACAAACGGCACTATCGAAAAGGGTGTAGTGGTCAAGGACAGCCTTGATTCGGCAAAGCAGAGTTACCACGCATACCTCGGAGCATACGCATACGGCAACAACGAGAACACCGACTATGTGCTTGTGCAGATTATGAACGGTTCAGGACTCGGACTCTTCGGAGAAGTGTGGGAAGCACCTGAAGCAGAGCCTACAGAAGCGTAGTGAGAAAGGACGATAGCATGGCAACATCAACAATCGTGAATCACAATAACGGACACGCCCAAGCTTCGGGCAATACAGCGGTAACACTTGCAACTTCCGATAAGAACATAACGCTATCCTATGTAACAGCTTCGAACGGGGTCGCTCATCTGACGAGCAACGGAGCATTGTCATTCGACAAGGCAGGAACATATCTTCTCATCGGAGATTGGAGCTTTAACGGACTTACAAGCGGAAACGTACTGACAGTTTCAATCCGTAAGTGGAATGGTTCAGCTACATCTTTAATTGATACTTGGGGAATCTCAGTAAGCGGTGCGTACTTTTCAAAGACTTGCGCAATGATGGTCGATTTGAATGTCGGTGACGCACTCTTTATGTCAGCACGCAACAATTCAAGTGCTACGGGTAGCTTCAAATTTGCAAGGCTTACCGCAATCAAGTTAGATTAGGAAGGAAAACCAATGAAAGATTTCATCAAAGCATCACTCAGCAGAGCGGTGCGTACCATAGCACAGACAGCCGTTGCTATGATTGGCACATCGGTAGTTATGTCGGATGTCAATTGGAGTATGGTCATATCCGCTTCACTCCTAAGCGGGATACTGTCCATCCTCACATCGGTTGCAACGGGTCTGCCTGAAGTGGAATATTCGAAACACATCTATATGTCGGCTGACGAGCCTGAAGACAGCTTCATTGACGATGAACTTGAAGCATTCGGCTATGAGGAAAGCGAGGTGTATGATGGGGAAGAGTAACACGGAACAGCTTGCCATCGCAAGAAAGTATCTTGGTCAAGGCGGTTCGCACTTCAGAAAGTATTGCGGACTCCCTGCGGGGTCAGCGTGGTGCGATGCGTATGTGACGACCATCTTCCACGAAGCGGGCAACGCATCGCTGTTCTGTGACGGCAAGAAACAGACTTATTGTCCAACAACGATAAAGTGGTGCTACAACAATCTTGCAAGCATACCGCCATACCTCGCACTTCCGTCAGACATCGGATTCTGCGACTGGGAACTGAACGGAGTACCTAATCACATCGTTTTCATCAGAGAGAGGAAGTCGTGCGATGAGATATACACCATCGAAGGCAACACGAACGGGGGCATCGTAGCGAACAAAACGAGAAATTGCAAGTATGTACAAGCCATATTCCGTCCGCACTTCAAAGCATCCTACAAAATCGGCACTCTTGAGGTCGATGGGCTTATGGGGTACAACACCATAGCAATGCTTCAGCACGTTCTCGGATGCGGTGTAGATGGCATACTCGGTCAAGGCACAGTCAAGGCTCTACAGCGCAAAGCAGGAGTCTCAGCTGACGGTCTGTGGGGCAAAGGCACATCCAAAGCCGTACAGAAGATGGTCGGCACAACAGCAGACGGACTCTTCGGAAAGAACTCCGTAAAGGCTTTGCAGACTTGGATAAACAAACAGTACAAGCCAACACCACAGCCTGCACCCACAAAGACGCAGGGCGACAAGATAGCCGACTCAGCCAAGTCATACATAGGCAAGGTCAAGTACGTTAAGGGTGGCACATCGCTGACAAAGGGCTGTGACTGCACGGGATTTGTCCAAGCCATCCATAAGCTTCACGGCATCACGCTTGATGTACGCAAGTCGTGGGGCAAGTCGGTCGGCAAAGATATCTCAAAGGCGAAGCGTGGCGATGTCATCTACTACTACAAGCATGGCAAACTGCACCACATGGCAATCTACAACGGCAACGGCAAGATAATCCACAATTCAACGTCACATAAGGATTGGCACAAGGATGTTTGCGAGGATAATGTAAATCGGTCGGGAATGACCATAGGCGACATTCGCCGTTGTTGGAAGTGAGGTGATGCTTATGATAACCATTACATACGAACGGGCAATGGCGTTCCTAGCTTTCTTTACAGCCTGCTGTGTGGCGGGGGGATGGTTACTGAAAATCATCAAGTCGCTGAAGAAACCGTCCGAGGATGTACACGCAAAGTTGGACAGAGACAACAAGAGACTCAACGCCCTTGAGGATAAGATGGAGAACCTCGATAAAGCACAACCGCTGATGCTCCGAACACTCTACGTTATCTGCGAGGAACTCAAGCAGGGCAACGATGCTAACGGGCGAATAAGCAAACAGCAAGACGAGATAAATAAGTACCTATTTGAGAGGTAAAGTTATGGACAAGAATGTACCATACATCGTATTTGAAGGGGAGATGGCAAGGCACGAACGCATCATCAAGCGTCTCGCGACCTTGCTGATACTCACGATTGCCTTGCTGTTCGTCAGCAACATAGCGTGGCTTTGGTTCTTCAATCAGTTCAATATCGAGGGCGAGACGGTATCGGTAGATAGCCGAGATGCAGGAATCGCAAATTATATCGGAGAGGACGGGACTATAAATAATGGCAGGGGTGACGGTAAATAAAACCAAGATGACACATAAGCAGTACGACCCCAACCGCCGAACTCTCAAGAGGACGCGAGTCACGGTAAACGGGAAGCCGTACAATCTTCGCAAGGTAGCCAACAGAAGACGGTTGGTAGTGAGACGATGAGAGATTATTCAAGAACCGAGCTGACCGAAGCCATAGACGAATGGATTCTGAACGAGCGGAACAGAGCCATACTTAAACGGAGATTGATAGATGGCATCTACTTCGAACCGTTGGCAGAGGAATTTGACTTGTCGGTCAGGCAGGTAAAGACCATCGTCTACAAATCACAGGAGATATTATTTAGACATCTTAAATAACACGACGGCGCACGAAATGCGCACGTAATCAGCACTCTGACAGCATCGTCAGGGTGCTTTTTTCTTGGGATAATTAACTCAGCAAAGGAGGTATACGCAAATGGCTTGGATTGAATTTAACAATAACCCCGTAGGAAGAAGGGTGGGCGATTGTGCAGTGCGCGCGGTATCAAGAGCGTTGGACACAGATTGGGAGAACGCATATCTTTCACTTGTTATGAACGGATATGCAATGGGAGATATGCCATCGTCCGACAGTGTATGGGGCGCTACCTTAAGACAGCACGGCTTTTACAGAATGTCTATTCCCGACTCGTGTCCGAACTGCTACACGGCAGAAGATTTCTGCGCAGATAACCCCGAGGGTATATACGTGCTTGGCTTTGGCGGGCACGTCGCAACGGTAGTAGATGGCGACCTGTACGACTCTTGGGACTCGTCTCTCGAGATTCCGCAGTTCGTGTGGTTCAGAAAGGAGAAATGAAATGGCTTACAATAATGGATTCCCGTTAAGTTATCAGTATTATCAGCCCGCAGTCCAGCAAACACAGGCGCAAGCACCTCAGCCTAACAATAATTTTATATGGGTACAGGGAGAATCGGGAGCGAAGAGTTACCTTGTAGCGCCGAATCAGACGGTGACGCTGTGGGATTCAGAAGCACACACGATTTATCTGAAGAGCGCAGACGCAGTTGGAATGCCTACGATGAAGATATTGGACTACACATTCAGAGACACGCCACAGACGGCTCAGATTTCAGCTCAGAGCGACTTTGCCACACGAGATGATGTCGACTCTATCCGCGAGGAACTAAACGCTCTGAAGGCAAAATTTGAAGAGAAGAAAGGGGAAAAGAAATGAACATTAACCCAATGATGGTACAGCAGTTCCTTCAATTCAAACAGAATTTCAAAGGAGACGCACGCTCGCAGATACAGCAGATGCTGAACAGCGGGCGCATATCTCAGGAGCAGTACAACAATGCAGTACGCATGGCTCAGCAGTTACAGAGTATGTTACCACCAAGTGCGCATAGGTGATTACATAAATAAATAATTAGGAGGATAACACTATGGCTTTTTCAGAAGAAAATGGAAGCGGAATGGTTATGCCTGTAAGCCCACTCGGTGGATACGGGAATGGCGGTTTCGGAAACAATGACGGATGGTGGATTATTCTGCTCTTCCTTCTTGTTGGAGCTAACGGTTGGGGCAATGGCTTCGGCGGTGGCTACGGCGGTGGAGTAGGTTTCGTAGACTCCTCGGTACAGAGGGGCTTCGACCAATCAGCCGTAATGAGCGGAATCAGCGGACTGACATCCGCAGTCACAAGCGGGTTCGGTGACGTTCAGACTGCACTCTGCGGAGGCTTCGCAGGAGTTAATAGTAACATTGCTAACGGCTTCGCTCAGGCTGAGATTGCGAATAATGCAAGACAGATTGCGGATATGCAGAGCACTTTCGCACTTCAGAGTCAGTTTGCTGACTGTTGCTGTGAAAACAGACTTGCTTCATGTCAGACACAGAATATCATTCAGAGCGAAAGCAACGCTACAAGATTTGCGGACGCGCAGAACACAAGAGACATCATCGAAAATGCCAACAGAAACAATCAGGCAGTGCTTGATAAACTGTGCGCTCTTGAGCTGTCGGCAAAAGACGACCGCATCGCTGACCTTGAGAGACAGCTTACGATGGCTAATCTCTCCGCGTCACAGACTGCACAGACAAGCAGAATTCTTGCGGACAATTCCGCACAGACTGTCGCTCTTGAACAGTATCTGAACCCTACGCCTGTACCTGCATATGTGGTGCAGAACCCTAACTGTTGCTCGCAGAACGTAGGTTGCGGTTGCGGTGGATTCTAAGGGGGTGACGATATGGCAGAGTTTACTTATAATCCGATTCAGCTCGTGAATCCTAATCAGCCTGTCGTTTTGAACACGTCAATCCCGTGTCAGAAGGGCTACGTATACCACAGGAACGAGAGCGGAGTTGTAACCCTCAGAGGTATCGTCAATAATCCTTGCGCTAACTTTGCTCGCTATCAGGTCACATTTAATGGCAACATTGCTGTGCCCGCAGATGGCACTGCATCGCCGATAAGTGTGTCGCTCGCAATCGACGGAGAACCGATTCTCACGTCAAGAGCAATCGTCACTCCGACAGTTGTGGACAGCTACTTCAATGTGACATCGACGGCAATCATCACAGTTCCGAGAGGGTGCTGTGAGAACATTTCGGTCGAGAATACATCGGAGAGCGCAACACCTGCAACAACGCCTGCACCACAGATTAACGTGCAGAATGCGAACCTGACAGTAACAAGAATAGCGTAGAAAGGAGAACTGCAATGAACGAACTCTATGAACTCAAGAGAAAACTTTGTGAAGCTCTCGAAGAATACGGAATGCGCGGTGAAATTTCACCAAGCTCATTACAGATGATTGACACGCTTGCGCACGCTTGTAAGAACGTATGTAAAATCATCGAGAGTAAGCAGGGCGAGATGTACAGTATGGACGGCGGTATGAGCGGATATGGTCGCTCTTACGGAGATATGAACAACAGAGGTTATTATTCGAGCGATGGCTATTATTACGACGGTGAGGGTAATAGCACCCGCAGAGGTCGCGGAATGAACGGAAGATTTGTCTCACGCGACGGAAGTGATATGGCTCGTCAGCTCAGAGATATGATGGCTGATGCGCCTGATGAGCAGACAAGAAACGATATCCGCAAGTTGGTAGAAAAAATGGAGAGCAGATAAAATTCCTACGTGCGAGTGGGTGTTGCCCAAAGGCTTACGATGCTATAATCGAAGTAGGAAAATTCAGATTTTTTCCATTGTTTTCTCCTTGTAACATACCCATAGGAAGCGAGGGCAGGGAAGTGCCCTCGTTTTCCTTTACATAAAAAAGGAAGACAACCGCATTCCCGTTTGCGACTGCCTTCCCCTGCTCAAGTAGATTGAGGTTTGTCTTAAGCCACATTCATTATACCGCAATGCACACACCCTATCAAATCAATCTTTGATTGATGAAGAATCCATAAGCCCCTTGACTTTGCGACAGATGTGTGGTATCATAGCATTGCAAGCGAGTAGGGGAGCGGAAGCTCCCTTATGTCTAAACATCTGACTATTCCTAAAATCATAATTGGCGGGATAGTCAAGTAGGGTAGGGCGTGAGCTTGCGTGGCTCACGTCTTTTTATTTACAAGGAGATGAATATGAAGAGGTATGTTCCACAGACAATGTTCATCAAAGGGAACGACTCGTGGGAGACGGCAAGGCTTTTCAACGAAGCTATGGTCGAACTCGCCGAGCTGAACCCTACGTATGAACGAGAGGGCGACTCATATTGGGTCTTCTATAAGACGGAAATATGTAGAGATGCCGAAGAGCCGTTTGTAGCACCGACCTCAGATGCTCATTGTGAAGACTGTCCGTACAGTATGAGAGACCTCAACCACTACGGGAACATCGACGCAAGGAAGAAATGGGCGACGTGCGGAAAGACAGGCGAGCGCATACACATAGAGAGCAAGGCTTGTGAAATCTATGAAACGCTCGCGGAGAGGAGAAAAGAATGAAAAATACGAGAGTGAGATTCGCTATGCTCGAGACCAAGACGACGCAGAAAGAACTCGCTGAGATGTACGGTGTCGGTCAGCCGACCATATCCGAAATACTCAACAAGTTCGAACTCGCCAAGAAAGAACAGGACGGCATAGTAAAGAAGCTGAGAGAGAAAGGGGAATGACGATGCTGAGTGAGAGATTGAGGAAAAGGGAACTGTTCTCGCAGGGCAGAGTGCCCGTGCACACAAACCCGACAAACAAACAGATACAGGCAATCGTGCTCTTGGAAAAGGTAGTGCACAGGCTTGTGATAGCGATGAGGACAGTCGAACATCTTGGGCTTTACTCAAGGGAAGATGTTGAAGAAACGGTCATCTACTTCCTTGAGACCTATGAGGATAAATATTACGGAATGGGGGCGCTCGATTTCAGAGACTTCCTGTTCAGATTCCTCAGAAAGTAGGTGCGGTGTGTTTAAGGAAACGAGACAGATAATGTCGGCGCTTGAACTTATGATAAGCGCCTGCCACAACATATCGGAAGCAGGGGCGTGTGATAAGTGCCCACTTCACTACACGGAATGCTTCGAGAGCGCCACGTTCGCAGACGTGTGCAACGAAGTACCAATGGGTAGCATCGACGATATGCTTGCGCTATCGGACGATGTACAGGACTACATCAGCGAACAGGATTACATCGCTGATTTAGCAGACAGGGAGCGAAAGGAGATTGAGTATGGCTACTGAAGAAATGATGTATCGTAAGGCAAATTATTACAAGAGACATAACTTCGACGAGAAGCGCACGCACAAGTCGATGGCGCTCGAATACATAATGCTCAACGGCTCGATAACACCGCTTGAAGCACTGACCGCATTCGGCTGTTTCAGACTTGCGTCAGTGATATGCGAGCTCCGAAAAGAGGGGTTCAACATAGACACCACCATCAATGAAGAGGGTAAGCGCTTCGCTATCTACACCCTGCGCGGAGAGGAGAGTTAATATGGGAATCACATATGAAGATATCAAGAGAGTCAACGACGAAATAACGCCAAGCGACATAGGGCGTGGCAAGATGTACGCGGAAGTTCCGCAGAGAGTCACTGCATTCAGAAAACTGTTTCCTAACGGAACGATAACCACCGACATACTCTCCCTTGAAAACGGCGTGGTAGTGATGAAAGCTACCGCATCGGTCGACGGGATAATCCTCGGAGAAGGGCTTGCCTATGAGAGAGAGGGCAACGGGTTCATTAACAAGGACTCATATATTGAAAACTGTCAGACCTCAGCCGTAGGCAGAGCCCTCGGGTTCATCGGTATAGGAAGCGAGACGAGCATCGCATCAGCAGAAGAAGTTATGAATGCGAAGATTCAGCAACATAAGAGAGAGGAAGAAGAACTCAAGACAACCCTCAAGGGACTTCTTGAGAAGACCAACAGTAATGTGTCGCAGTTCCTCGAACTGTGCAGTCAGGTGTTCGAGCGGAAGATAACCTCGGTCGACGATATGTTTGCCGAGGAACTTAAGCAGGCAATCAAGGAAGTAAAGAAACAGAAAGGACTGAAATAATGAGCATCAATGTAGAAGCAAAGAATGTGAAGCTGTGGAAGAATGGGCACGAGGGACGTGACGGCAGACGGTGGTACACCTACTCGGTGTCAGTTCCGAGAAAAATGACAGATGGTTCTTACGAGAACAAGAGCCTGAGAGTCTTTACCGCGAGAGACGTATCTATCCCCGACGAGATTCCGAACGGTGCGCTTGTTGACATAGACGGATTCCTCACCCTCGACATCTACGAGGGCAAGGACGGCGAGGTCAAGAACATCGCGCTGTTCGCAAATCAGATTAAATTCAAGGACAACGAAGCGAATGAAAATAACGATAGCTTCAGTTCATTCGATATACCTTTCTAAAGGAGTAACGGGATATGGCGATTTTGAGAGTGAATAAGGACAGCAATTTCACTGTGATAAGTAACGCCGTGTTTATGAACTACGACCTGTCGTATAAGGCGAAGGGATTGCTTTGTCAGATGCTTTCCCTTCCCGACGGGTGGTCGTTTTCAATCGAGGGGCTGACACGGCTATCGTCCGACGGCAAGGCATCGGTAATGAGCGCTCTGAACGAACTCAAGGAAGCAGGGTACTTCTACAGGGTACAACTCAGAGAGGGCAACCGCATAAGTGGCGTAGAATATGTCATTTCTGAGACAAAATTAGCGGATTTTCAAGATGCTGAAAATCAGAATGCTGAAAAGCAGAATGCTGAAAATCCACCACAATTAAATACTAAAGAATTAAATACTAAAGAATCAAAGACTATGAATAATAAGAGATTCGTCCGACCGACCGTAGAGGAAGTCGCCGAATACATACGGGAGAAAGGCTACCACATAGACGCAGAAGCATTCATCGACCACTACGACTCAAACGGGTGGAGAGTAGGCAAGACGCCGATGAAAGATTGGAAAGCTACTGTGAGAAATTGGGAACGGCGAAGGGAGAACAATAATGGAAATGACTTTAGAACAGGCGATTCAGTACGCTTCAGAGTATCAGAGACAGGTAGAAGAGGGAGCGGAACAGCTTGCGATAGCGGAGAGAGAATTCGGGCGAAGCTCCCGCCAATGGCGTCTCTGTCGAACGAGACTCAGTGATGCGAAGATAATGCTTGAGTGGTATCAGGGCTACGATGATAAAGACAGTCATGGCAATAAGTTCCGCGTGGGCGGTCTGATTCAGAAGATGATGAATGAAGCGCAGAGACTTAAAGAGCAGAGCAACCTCGGCGAGAGATTTCTTAACAGGACGTTTGGCAATTTCGAAACAAGGAGAGACCCGAGCGCATATCAGCAGTGCCTTGTGTATGCAGAACGCGAGACTCTATTCAAGGACAAGCGCAACGGACTTCTCATCTTCGGCGGTATCGGCAGTGGTAAGACACACCTTGCGTGCGCCATCGCCAACGCGATGATAGAACGCGGAATCCCTGCACTGTTCGCCACATTCTCAGAACACCTTGAACACATACGCGAAGAGTTTGACCACACAGGTCAGAAAAAATATCTGTCAATGCTGAAGAACACACCGATAGTGGTGCTTGATGACCTCGGTAAAGAGCGGAAGTCCGAGTGGACTCAGCAGATACTCTTCGACGTAGTAAATTACAGGTACGAGCATATGCTTCCAATCATCATCACATCGAACTTCGATGTAGATGGTATGGCGAACTACGTAGGCGGTGCGGTGTGGTCAAGGCTCTACGAGATGTGCAGTGCGGTAGAGACGAAAGGAAAGGACTACAGGCAGAAATGAATATAGCAATCATACAGGGGAGACCTACAAGAGACCCCGTTATACAGAAGAGTGAGCGCACAGGTAAAGTGTACTGCCGAATCAGAATAGCGTGCGACAGACCATACAGGGGCAAAGATGCACCGAGAGAATGTGATTTCTTCGATGTAGTCTGCTTTGGCAACACCGCTCAGACAGTGTACAACAACCTCGCAAAAGGCGCACTCTGCACGGTGCTCGGTAAATTACAGCAGACACAGTATGTGGACGATGTAGGGAACAAGCGTGAGACCGTGAGCATAATCGCGCAGAGGATTACGATACACGAGTGGCTGAGAAAGAACAGACCGCTTGACGACCTCGATAACGACTTTGACACAATCGTTCCGAGGGAAATAACGAACAGTCTGTTCAAGCAGGTGGACTTCGGAGATGAGGACATTCCCGAGGACTTAAGGGGGAAGAGTATAGATGATTTGGTTTAAATATAAAGGCGAGCCTGTAGGCAAGGGAAGACCGAGGGTAACTGCAAGACGCGGGAAAGGTAAGGACAGTGCAGTATTCGCCCACGCATATACGCCAAAGAAAACGAGGAACTTCGAAGAGTCGGTGCGGTTTGAGTTTATGGCGTCGACTTCCGAGAAGATGCCTGTCTACGGCAAGGATATACCGCTGAGAGCAGATATGATATTCGCATTCAGCGTTCCGAAATCATACACAAAGAAACGCAGACGGGCGTGCTTGAGCGGGGAAGAAATGCACTGTAAAAAGCCTGACGCGGATAACGTCGCCAAGGCGGTGCTTGACAGTTTAACGGGGTATGCGTTTGAGGACGATGCTTCTGTAGTGTATCTGAACCTCGAAAAGATATATGCCGAAGAGCCATACGTGGAAGTGAAAATATACCCAATGGAGAAATGAAGATGTGGACGCTATGTAGCCACTGCGAATTCTGTTCGTATGATGGCGAGAAAGATATATTTAGTTGCAGTAAGGATTTGCACCCGAGCAAGCGCAAGACAGAGTGCTCTGAGTATATCTGCTGTGCAGTGGATAGAGTCAATGGTATTCGGAGCAAGGAAAGTAAATGTCTTATATGCGGTAAGACAATTTATTCACGGAGCAGGGAGATGCCCGCGTATTGTGAAAAACACAGGGCATATGCAGATAAGGATAGTAAATGCCTTGAGACTGCGCCGAAGGAATTGTTGTTTAGTCTTATTGCGGGAATATTCCTCAGAGCGAGAGACGATTACATATACAACACAGACGGGAGACGTAAAGACGCGGAAATATTTCTGAGAAGTGAATGGGCGCAGGAGTTATCCCAATGCGGATTCGATGTAGAAAAGCTACTTGAATTATTAGATGGGGAGATAGCCGATGAACTTAAGCGAACTCGAAAAGATTCTGAGTGCTGACGGAATTGTGACGTGCGAGATATGCGGTACGCCATACACGCCACGGAGCAAAAGGCAGAGAACCTGCGGAGCGCCTGAGTGTCAGCGCCAAGCACACAACAATTATTTAAGGGAGAGAAATAAAAAGCGCAAAGAAGAAGACCCTGTGGCATTTAATAAATACCAAGCAGAAGCAAATAAAAAGTGGCGCAGTAAGAAGCGCAACCTCGAGAAGCGGGAACAGGAACTGTTAGACCTTAAGGAACATTGGGAATCGCAGTCAGAGTTTGACCGCAAGATATCAGAATATGGGGACAGGTACGGCGAGGTCTCAGCACAAAAGGTGCTTGCGACCGTGCCGAAGATAGATGTGAATTTAGAGAGGAGAAATGAGAATGGTAACTTACACGCTGAAGTCAACAGAACAGGAAGCAAATCAGATATTAATGAATAGCAGGGCGTTCGTATTCCGCTCGTCGAATACGGCGTACAGAGCAGGAGACAGAATAAGGTTTCAAGTCGTTAAGCAGGGGAGACCGAAGAAGCACAGCATCGAAAACAATCTCTATGAAATATCCTACGCGAGCGAACAAGCGCCTGTGGAAAAGGGGTTTATGGTGATTGGATTCAGAAGGATAAAGTAGGCTGATTACGGGAGCGGGCAAAACTTATATAATTATTCATTTTAACCTCAAAATTTAAACTCAAGAAAGGAGACTCATTCTTTCTTATTCTTTGTTCAGTGTGTTCTTGTTTGTTGTATGCCCGTTCCCGTTTCAGATAAAGGAGAGTAACGATGAAGATACTTGATGTAGATGAATTCAACAAGATAGTAGGCAAGTCATTAGAAAATTGCAGAGAAGAGATATCAGACTCGTTCTACCGAGGCGCAAAGCTGATAATTGATAAAGTCAACGAGATGGCAGAGGAGACAGACGATGAGTAATTTCATTCATTTCGTTCTCGCCTACATAGGGGCAAGTTTGATAGTCGTGATTATATTAGGAAGGAGCAGACGATGAGTGAATTAAAACCTTGTCCATTCTGCGGTGGAGAGGGATGTATACAAAGGCATGAGTTTGTAGGATATACAGATACATTCGGAGTGGTTTGCCTTGATTGTGGGGTCGAAACGAGACAGTTTTATGACACGAAAAAAGACGCTATAGAAGCGTGGAATAGGAGAGCAGACGATGAGACTAATTGATGCGG